CTATATTACTTTTTTCATCAGTAATAGTAAAATTAAAAGTAGTGGTAGCAGTAGTAGCCTTTACTATTATTTGCCGTAAATCAGCACCAGTAATACGGTCTGTATTAAAAGACCAAGCACCAGACGACGCAGTTTGGGATATTTCAATTGGTATAAGCGCTAACATATTTTAAAATACTAAATAAATATATATAGTATCAGAAGCATTACTAAGAGTAACCTGCGGACTATTCAATGGTATACCCTTATCACCAAAAAACAAATAATTACCAGATGCATTTAAACTACCACCACCGGCATCGTAACATTTAAATTTCATACAAGACACACCGGCTGCTGCAGTATCACTACTAGGAAAACTAACTAGAGTAGCAGTAGCAGTGGTAGCATTACCAGAAAATGCTACACCTTTTACCCATATTTTACCAGAAAATACCTCAACTGCACCTGTATCACCAGTTACTATAAAACCATATTCTGTCTTCGTTACCGTTGCGGCCGCCATTCTACCTCCTTCTCAATCTTTCTGTATCACAATCTTTGGGTTCAGCACCGATTGCTTGCATAGCCATTTTATATGCCCTAACCTTTGGATTGTGCAACTCTCTTATCATTTTATTCACATTTCTCCTATTGGGATTCCAACATTCACTCCTAGTACATATATCTTCTTCTAATCGTCCTCTTAATTCTTTTGCCTGTTTATACATCTTATTCTTGTGATATACGGTAATCTTATCTATTTTCTTACCATTGTCATCAAGAACGGTAATAGTAGTACCACTCTCTTCTTGCTGTTCAGAAGGATTACGTTGATATTCTATTTTTATATCTTTCTTCTGTTTATCGCCGAATATACGAGTATAGTTCTGATCATACTCTTTAGTATTTACGCGCTGTTTAAAATCGAACACCTTAACTCCTATTCATACTCCGAACTAGAACACAACGGACAGCCGCCAGTTACCGACGGGTCTTTAGCATTCGCAGTGCCACCAGCAATAGTGGTTATAGATGCAGTAGATTCATTACCGTAACCACTACCACGGTTATTAATGTCCCGATTAACCACAAATCCACACTGTTTACACCGAACAAATTTGGAATCATCACCTTCCACCTTTAATGTCTTACCAGCAGATGCAGTAGGATGTACATCCTTAAATTGCACCCCTGGTGCTTTAGATACCATTTCTCCAGGCATTATTTCATCACCCTATAAATATCAACACCCTTATGCAGTAGGAGTTTGCGTATTATTGAAAGTACTTCTTTAACTTGCGCAATAGACAAAGATTTACATTTACCCTCTATACGTGTCACATACGCGGCAAATTTATTTGCATCCACTCTAATCACCTCACTTTATCAATATCTTCCTGACGATACCACCTTTTACCCTTTGTTCTCTCAAGATATTCACATTTATCTAACTGTTCTCCAGACAAACCAGCAGACCATCCTTCCTTCTTTAGATTTCTCTGATGTTCAGACCTAGTTTTCCCCAAAAATCTCCCTGGAATAATAATAGCAGGCATTATTCTCCCTTTGCTACTGTCTTACTCTCCACTATTGCCTCGTATTGTTCAGCAGTAATTTTACCTGATTCTAAATCTGCTTGCGCTTTTTCAATGTAATTCTCTTTCTTATCTTTTGGCATTTTCCTCTCCTTATTAATTAAAAGAGGCGGGGAATTTCACCCCGCCATGAACTAACTATTAACTACCAGTATTGATTGTACCAGCGGAATCGAAACAGTTCACTATCTTCATATTGGTAATGGTAGATATTTCTGTACCTGCTGTAATATTAGAATCAAAATAGCAGTTAGAAATCATACCACCATTAGAAGTGTGACCAGATTCTGCACTGATAAACTTATTGGTACCCCCCGATGGAGGCATATGTGCAAAGACACAATCCTTAATCACCAAGAAATCGGAATTGCTGCCAGATAAACGAATATCGGCACTAATATCAGCTGCCAATCCAATAAACTTACAGCCATCAATAGTAACATCTTTAATGGTAGAATTTGATCCCCGAACATTAATTCCATCTTTACAATTATAGAAGATTGAATTGTAAATTCCCGTATACCAAGAATCTATAATCGTAACTGCACAAGTAGGAGTAGCCTGATTCCACCATCTAAATTCACAATTGTTAATGCTGGAATTATGCGCATTATTGGCTGATGTACCATCACCATACAAGCGCAAGAGTCCATTAGAAGTTACTCCACCACGATGAAAGGCTAGATTCTCAATGGTTACTGCCGGTGCCTGTATATCCAAAACTGGACCAGTAGTACCACTTGCAGCACCCTTTAGATAAGTATAATGTACACCACTACCAATAACTGGACCAGCGCCTATAATTGCTACCCCTTCTTTTGCGTGTGTCAATGCCCAATTAACAGAAGATGAATCGGGTACTATACCCTGTGGATCGGTACCAGATACACCACGAGGTCTAATATAAATCACATCCATGGGTCCACATGAAGAAATAGCCTTATCTAGTGTCTTAAAGGCAGCTGTAGAATCTTTACCAGTATTACCATCACTACCATTATCATAATCTACAAACCATGAAGTAGCACCCCACCAACCATAAAACCTATCAACACCCGGTTCTAGAGGTACACCTCTTGATTTCAAACCATACTGAAAATTTGTACCCATTTGATCTCCTTGTATCCTAGCACCTTTCGGCAGGTTCTAAGCCACCCACTAGGAAACTGTTAAGATAGGGGTGACATCGCTTAGACAATCACCCCTACCCTAAAACACGTGCTAAGTTACAGAATGTCCGTAGAGCCAGCGCCAATCAGACCATCCCCAACCGTACCTTTCATATGCCGAATATTTGGCAATATAGGTATCAAAGGACTTATCCTGATTAAACTCAAGCACAATACGGGTATACCAGTTCAGGAACATCTTAGACATTGCTTGGTCCATCATGAACCAATTATTTGTGTCAGTAAGATAATCCCAAACTGCTAACTTATACTTACCATAGTGGAAGTTTTTGTTATTCTCTGCGGAATCCACCTTACCAGTTGTATTAATGATTACCCATGCTGTCTCCTCAAGATTTCTGGGAACTAAAATAGTATCATAATTGATACTAATTAAATTATCCCTATCATCTTTTAAACCAGCACCAAGTATACGGGTAGCTTCTACCGCAGTAGGTGATAATGCAGATGTTCCACTATTGCCCTGTGTACTAGATATAGCAGTAGATGTATGAGCAGTATTACATAACGATTTAGCTTCGGTATTAGTTAGAATCGTTAACCCAGATACAGTAATACTACCACTACCGGAAAAGGCGTTATTAAACACAGAAGCTGCGTATTTTTCTTTGGTACGTTTTGCTGATAATGCAAGGCCAGCGGGTTTACGATTAATGATATTATACATATCATCCGAGTTGTTACTACTCTCTAATTTAGAGCGGGCAGACTATTTCTATCCACCTCTAATGGTTGCCCATTAGTCCAGACTATATCTTCATTCAAGAATGTTTGGCGTATAGTCGTTACGGATTCTGGTTCTTTGTTTAACTTTCTTATTGCTATTGATATTACTTCCTCATCATCACCAATTGTCTGCCTAAATCTCTTTTCTCTAATATCAGACAAATCAATCAGTAATGACGCTTGTTCCTTCTTAGCAACAAGAAATGGCACCAATGCCACACATATTTGTTTTACTCGTTTATATCCAGTAATTTGTATTCTATAACATTGTTTATTAGATTTAAAAGCATTACCAGAATTAAACGACTTTATTTTCGGCATTGTACCTGTTAATTGATGGAATAATTTTTGGCATTCTTTTAATAAATTCAAATTGGTATTAACAACTTGAATAATGGGTCTAATTTGACCATAAATACCCTTACTATTCCTACACCTACACACTGTAAGAGTACCCTCGCCATCAATTATTCCAGACAACCAACCTAACATGTTACCAGCCTTTCCTCGGTATTGTCCACTAGGGAGTTCCACCGATTTAGCCAAATTTTAATTCGACAATATAACTTATCGAATAGTTTACGTTCGATTTTAAACCCTTTGGCAAATTCAGCAAATTCGTACTTTACATCATAACCTTGATAGACCTCATCATAGGTTATTTGCCCATTGAACGGCTCCATATCCCCAAAAGCACCAACCGACGAATCCTTCTCATATGGTTTTTCTGTCGTATTAACATTGAAGAGCGACTGATACATTTCAGGAATTTGGTTATACTGATCGGTAAATATTTTGCGTAAACCTGGTTCAAGCAAGTCAGCAAAATTTTCACTAATTGCAGGCATCTAAAAACCTCCTTATTGCATTATGCTATTGTTGCAGCACCATTTAAGAAATGATCTGCAAAGAAAATCTCACCATAAAACTTCGCCGTAGCATCTTTCTTCCCAGCATGGCGTTCAATAGTCATTCTTTCCATCGGAAATCTATTGGAATTAATGAACCAATCTAGCGCCACAACTGCCGCACCAGTAGGCGCGGGTTTACCATCAATCTTGGCAAATGTACTGTCAAGATCAATACCACCAAGGGTGACTCCAGTTTGCCAACATGGGGGTAACAATATTACAGTAGATGCAGTAGTCATAGCAACTAATTCATCATCATAGTCACCACCAGTTACATTAGTTACAGTAGCAGTACCAGATACGGCACCAATAGCGAGTATATTACCCTCAGCCGCATTACCAGCTGGACCATTAACATATTCCCATCCACCAATATTATTAGCAGAATGAGTACATGTAACAACTTCAGTAGATGCCGAAGTATTAATACCAGCATTAGTTTCATCTACCTCTGCTAAATAAGTAGCAAACGGGTTAATCATAACTTTACAAAACTTCTCAGTACCTGCGGCAGCCACAGATAGAGCATTAGACGGAGCTTCTGCTGTTACACCAATAATATCAATACAAGAAGTAGCATCAGAATCAATAGCACCACCATTACCTTCTGTAGCGGCAGCAGCTGCAGCCTTTACTGCTTGGCCTGCAATTATTCCAGTTGCAGAAGCATCATAGATACGTATATCCCTAATTACAGGTTCAGCTTGAACTAAATCACGAAAGAAACGCATATTAATCTCCTTTTGGTTATTGGGTTTACCCAATTAGCTATCTATCCCACTTGGGGTAGATAATCCTTCCCCCTATTTCTTTAATAAGGGTACAAAACCTTTAAAGTTTATATTATTAAGTTTCAATCCCCTCCCAAAGGAAGAATATGGCGATAGTTGCTGTCCATTCACATCATAACGCCAAATACCACCACATAATGAACACCTATATCTCCTAATAAAGGGGCCTATCATCTCAAGTAACTTTATTCTTGATTTCGTACTCTCAAATCCAATGGGAGTGGTAGAAGGATCAACATATCTAGAACAAAATGGACAATGCATCTCACCTTGAAATGCTCCTTTATTAATTTTTCTAAATGGATTATGCATTAATGTGTCCATATCCTATCTCGCCTTCACTTCCCATGACTTTTGGGCTACTTTATTGCTCGCCTTATAATCCACATATTCCTTGTCGGTCATATGCATACGACGTGCAATTTTTTGCTCAACAGTACTTAATTGAGTACCAACAGTAGCAGGCGACGGCATTACAGTAGAAGTAGTAGTAAAAGAATTAGCCGCTGGAGTAGTCCGCGTAGCTTCATCTGTCCTACCCTTCTTGTAATCCACACCTAACATTTTATCTACCATAGCCTCTGCTAATTCTGGACCGTTATCCATTACAGCTAGACCAGGATTATTCCTGCCGACCTCCATGTATTTCTGTACGAATGGGTCACCCATATTAAAACTCCCATCCTCATTTAAGGCATTTGGGTGGCGCTCAAAAACACTCATTTCTGATGTTATTAATTTCTGTCCGCGTTCCTTGCGCTCCACTATTGCCTCTACATCTGCTTCGGTAAGAATCTTAGCAGTCGCTTCCTCTCCCTCAATAACTTCTTCCGTAGTTGTGGTAGATGTACCCAATTTCGCTTGTACTTCGGCGGCCAGTCTTCTCTTACGTTCCTCTTGGAGACGTGCATACATACGATCTATTCTCTTCTGCACTTCCTCTTGAGATAATTTGGGAGGTTGGGCTGGTGGCTGTTGCGTAGCAACCTCAGTCGTTGGAGTTGTAGTAACCTGCTCCGTACTTATTTTAGATGGCGCTGGAGTAGTCGCGCCAACAGTACCTTGTTCAGTCGCAGGTGGTGTGGTAACCACAGGAGTAGTAACAGGTTGCGTCTGAGTGGTTTCAGTATTTACTTCTGGCATTTCGGCCTCCTTGTTTACTCTACTTTATTTTCAATGACGTGTAGAGCAGCGTCAACATCGAGAGTGTTTTCCTTCAAATCGCGATCAAGCCTCTCGGTTAACTTGATCACCTCATCTATCCCATCAATAATACCTTGCGTACGTGCTACAGTATCCCAATCTTTATTTCTAATGTGATTCTTCATATACTCTTGTTGTCTTTTCTGATATTCAAGTAATCTATACTTTAATATTGCCCAAATGGGTGAATGTAAATACTTAATGTGTTCATCCACCAATTTCTGCAATAAATTACGGTCTATCATTGTACGGGTTGCATACCCCCACCTACTCCTGGACCCACAGGAATGCCCCCAGGCGTACCAGGTTCCTTCTGCGGTTTTGGTCCTAAATATTTCTCTACATCCTGTTTACCAACACTAATTAACCATTCACGCGCAATCTCATATCCCCTAGGTGACTGCGCTAGTGTTAATAGATTAGGTGCCATTTGCACCATAGCAGTATTTACTTGCCTTTCCATGGCTTTATTGCCCGCAGTAGAATCTAAAACCATATAACAATCATATCCACCATCTATCTCTTCTGGTAATAGTCCATCAGGAAATAAAAGTTTACCAGGATCAGCACCCAGTATTCTATCTGCAAAACCAGTGGGCATAAAGCATTGATATATCTGTAGTATTTTTGTAAGCATCTTACTTATTATTCTCTGCGCCCGCAAACCCAAAATAGTATATGCTTGTTCTCCTTGAGAAATCAATGCCAAAGTCCCACTAGCAGTAGCACGTGATTTTACCACATCTGATTCTCTACCCATCTGATATGCACTAGTTGTTGTCAATTTTTCTATATATTCTATAATTATCCTCTCTTCTTGAAATGAAGTCATGAAACTACTAGGAAATTGAGCAAATAATACATCTTTTATATCATCTACTGGTACTCCTACCCCTGGACCTATCGTAACTTTATCTGGTTTAAAAGCAGAAGCAGCACGATAGAAAAAGAACGGAGCAATAGCAATAGAACCCGCATCAATACGCTGATTGTGGATAGCGTCAAGCTCTTTAGCTAGACCACGCATAACTTCGGGTAATCCTATACCATATGGTCTATTGGTTCTACGTATAAGTTGACCTATAGCAAATGGCCGCCTACCTATTGGAGATACTGCCGTTAGGGGTTTACCTGACATGTATGTTTTACTTTTATAATCAACAACAAATACACTCTCTATTAATTTACCATCAATCCACCATTTAGTATAACATTCAATCAAACGAACAGGCGCACTATTTATATTCACATCAAATCGCTGGACACCCTCTGTTTTAGCTTGTTCATCACTGACGCTAGTGCCCATTTCTTGAGTAATAGCTGCTTTTATTTTATCTATATCATCATCATTGCATACAAATATCTCTCTATCCTTTAATGCCTCAATTTCAGGTAAACGCATAAAAGTATCGTGGGCTATAAATTCGCTATCATCTTCACCTTTCCATAAATAAGGTAGATATACATTCTCTATGGGAATATTATCTGTAACTGCTTTCATATGACCTAATTCCTTATATTTACCGGAATTTTGTTTATCTCGCACGTATCTATACTCAATATCTTTACGTACCTTTAATGCAACAGTGCCTTCTACCACTAAATCATGTACTATATCATCTACTATATCTGCTAATTTTAATTCTCTACGTACTATCCAATCCATAAATTTCCTAACATTTTCAACATTCGCCACATCATCAGCAGATACTGGTTGCCAATAAGTAAGATTCTCATTCCACACTGCAGGTAAGAGTTTGGCATGCATTAAATTACAATGAGTAGGCACGGCCATTACTGATATATTTGAACAATTAGGCCAGGGATCAGATTTAGGTTCACGTGTACCCTCGTATAATTTATCACATTCTCTCTTAACTTCTCTCCATTGCGCCCTACTTGATTCACAATCATCCACTACTTTGATTACATATGCCACTATATCTGCTTTCTGATCATCGGTGAGTGTATATTGTGCACTCTCTTCCTCTTTTGCCTCTTCTTCTCTTATGGGTCCAGCATCTTCAGAAGGAGTAGCGGTTCCAGTATCTATGCCCAACATCTCTCCCATTCTCTGCACTAACGACTCTATAGGATTATCTTGAGGTGCTAGAGGTTGCCTCTGCGGCACTTGCGCCATTTCTTGTGTCATTATTGGTTCTGGCATTTTATTTTTCTTTTTCTTTATCTATATATGCTTGCATTGCTTGTAATCGCTGTTGCATTACTATTTTACCTGACTTTCCAAATGATCCCTTCGCAGCATCTGGTATTGCATTTATATCACCCTTATATTTCGTATACCACCCAGGTCGAAATGACCACAATGCTGCTTCTTGTATTGTGGGTATTTTATGCGTAGTCATCAAGTCTTGTAAGTAAATCGCAGCAACTTGATCATATATTTCTGGGTATTTCTTAACTTTCTCCCAACTAATATCACTAGATACTAGATTACGATTCCTAAGATCAGCAAATGTGCTCTTCTCTAATTGTAAATAGTCACCAGAAATGTCTCCACTAGTTTCCATACTAGCAAATAAACCCTTAGTATAATTATCTACTTTATCTGCCATGATGCTTAAAATATTCCACCTGCTGAAGCCGCTTAACAGCAGCAGCGCGAGACTTAAGAACACGACTAAGACGCTTGCCTTTATGTGATACAACAACATAACCACCTTTAACCTTACGTATCATTAGTTAAATCCTTCTCATCATTATAATTTGCTGAATCTATATCATCTTTGTTTATGAAATATTGCAATTGAGAACATAATCCTGCACAAGTAGCATGATTACCTTCAAAATGTTTTTCCACATGAACATCCGTAGGATTATAAACTTTTGTTTGAAGTCCCGCAAAGACAGAATGTTCAAACCTACCACACAATTCAGTTATTAAATCATCAGTTAATATTAACTGAATTTCATTTTGTTGGCCCATGGTATATGCCTTTCTTTCTTGCTTCCGACAACATAATTGCCAGTGCTTGTTTTTTATTGGTAACTGCTTTCTTTTGTTTTAATCCCTTCTTTCCACCTCTACCTGAATGCATTTCACCAGTATAGTAATCTTCCATACGCTTAGCTGCAAATTTTCGCATTTTCGTTTTCTTCTTTTTAGACATGAGTACACCCACCTATCCCAGTACCAGTACTAGTTCCTAG